AAAACTAGCTCACCTGCCTTACCCCTTACTTTATCTGGGTTATCTTTTAGTGATACCCCTATTATTTGAGACTTCATACCCATCTCTATCTCCATTCCGTTTACTTTCTTCTTATATCCAGACATTTTATGCATCTCTCTGTCTCTTAGTCTAGGTTGAGCCCATGCAGTATGGTCATCTATAAAAGATAAAAACTCCCAAGCTTTTGAGAGTAGTCCATCACCAATTAAAAATTCTTTAGAGGATGCAAATACAAAGTTTTTACTATTCCTAACAAAGAAATAGTTTCTAGCAAGCATAGATCCTGCTTTGTAAGAGTATCCCTTACGTCTTGCTTTTAAAACTATCATATGTTTATTCTGTGCTCTAGCTTTATCTATTTCATGGAAGTATTCATAGTCTCCATCATAAAATCTAGGGAATGTACGCTCACGTCTAGCTTGTAATGTACCATCTGGCATTAATTCATCTACAGCTCGATCAATAGGACAATAATTTAAGTAGAAATAGTGAAATCCAGTAATATGTAAGTCATCTACTTTATAACCATACATACATCGCTTGTGCTCTTCATCCCAAAACTCATAATACTCTCTTGTTCCAGGAAGAGCAGATGTATAGTGACCACTAGCTATAAATTTAAGGGCTCCCGGCCTGACTTTGTCTGTTTCTTTAAGCATTTATCTTTTATCTTAACTAAATGAGCACATTTCTCGTATTCTTCTGTACTTGTAAAATATTCTATTACAACATCTATTACATCTGGACTTCTGCCATCAGTTTGCAAAGGATCAAAAGGCAAAGGGAAATCTTCTAGTTCATCCTCTTCTAAATTATAATAAATGTCATCTAAAGTCTTACGTTTAGTTATAAGTAGATAAGCATTTTGCATTGCTCGTTCATAAAGCTCTAAATCTTCTAAAAAATCCATTACATACTATATTTGTTTACTTCAATTCCTCCTCTATTAGTATTAGCGGCTTGTTCTTCTTTTTTAACTATCTCTTCTAAGTTTCTAAGTCCATCTACTACTTTACCCATTTTTTCTAAGTTACTAATTAAATCTTTTGCGTGAAAAATAGGTCTACCATTGTCATCTGCTAAAGTTAAGTCTATATCTCTTAGATACTTTTCTAATTTTATAACAGATTCTCTTGCCGCTCTTAATAATCTAACAGCTGAGGTTTCAATTAACTTATCATACTTTTTACAAGCTGCTAATACTTTTGCACTTGGTTTAAACTCTTTCTTTTCTCCAAATATACTATTTTTTACTTCAATCAAACGTTGTTCCCAAGCGTATACAGAAAAAGGTGATTTATGATCTGTAGTAAAATAAACAAAAGCTAATTCTTTTTCACTTAAATCTTTAAACTCAATTACAGTTAAAGCATACGCACTAGGCATAGCTTTATTATCTATTATGTGAATTAAATCATCCCTTAGACTCATCTTTTAATTTATTTATATATTCTACCCGTTTAGATTTTACAGAAAATTTACCAAAGTATGGTAATCGTATCATTTCAAATTTTCCTTGCTTCATTATCTTTTCTACAAACTTAAACTGATGGTTTACTATTTCTTCTACCTTTTTTAGGGGTAAATTGTATTTAGTTGCTAGCGTTTGTATTATCGCCTTCTTGTCTTTCGCCATCTAATATTTGTTCTTTCCATCTTGTTGGTTTATCTGGACATGTAGTTGTTTTCCATTTTGCTTTATGTTCTAATAAGCATCCACATAATCCACATCTCATTTTTTCTCTAATTAAATGCTCACAACTATCACAAGCTTCTAATCTTTGTACATAATCCTCTGTTGTTACATTTGGAGCACCTTCTGCTATATATGTTTTTAATTCTCTTGCAAAAGAGCTAATCATATTGAATAAATTAGGAGTTTTTTGCTCTGAATTATTCATAATAATTTATTTTTATAGTTAAGCAGTTCCCCATTGTATCTTGTAGAATTATAATCTCCATATCTTCTATTTCAAAATATGATGGTACTATTTGGTCAAATATCTTCATTATTATTTATTTATTGTTATCTCTACAGAAGATGTATTAGGATTTAGTAAATTATTTAATTTATACTTAGAATCTTTTTTAGATACTACTCCTTTATCTTTAAATCTCTTAATATAATTGTTTAAAGTGTTGTAATCCTTAATACCTACTATTCTTGCTACTTCTTTTTTGTTCCTTACACTACAAAAGTTGTCTTCTTCTGTAATTATCTGTACATCTATAAATGCAGATAGTATTTGTAGTCCTTTTTCTGTTAAATTAAAAATACCATTCCACAATTGTACGTATTTATACGTAGTATCTATAGTTACTGTTATTTTTCTTTTCATTTTTTCTTAATTTTTGCAATACCATCTGCTATTTCAATAATAGATGTTCTAGATTGCTTGTTAAACTCTACTATATAAGGTTCTATCTCTGAACGGCTACTCATAAAAGACAAAAACACCTGTAATTCTTTTATTAACAGTTCTGTATTCTCCCTTAATTCTGCAGTTTTTTTAGCTGAGTCTACTAAACTATGGTAATCTTCTAAACTTAGAGTAACCTGTCCTGTTACCACTTACCTAATATTTGGTGTTCTGAAATAACTAAGTATAACTCACCATCTATCTCTGTTCTTGCAGCTTCTGATCTAGGATCTACCATTACAATATCACCTTTTTCTACAAAGTTACAATGAGGCCCAACAGCAAGCGCCTCCAAAACGTTTGATCGCTTTGCATTTTCCTTAGCTGTAGTTTCATCTAAGATTATTCCTGATTCTGTTTGTGTAATTACTGGGTCCGGAAGGACTATCCAGCTTCCGCTTGGTTTAAAATTCATATCTATATATTTTTATGCAAATATATAAACAATTTTTTTACATTTCCAAACATCTGTGAAGAAAATATATTTCTCCCCCTTGAGGATTCTATTTCAAGTTGTGATTTCACTCTAGCAGTGCTCCGTTTTACGGGACCCAAGGATACTAAAACTGGTGTTAATTCACCGCACTTACCTGTGTGCATTGTATCCTAACTAGAGCTTATACGTTAACTCTTTTGCAACTACCGGAGAAAACTCTATCTCTATTTGAGACTACAATCCGATGTCTTTTCCCTTTTTTGGTTACCGAGGGATGAATAATGTTGCGGTGCAAAGATATAAAAACTTTAAATAAAAAAATAAAAAATAAAAAAAATTTTTTTTAACAGGTTTTGTGAACGTGTGAACCAACACAATCAACGACCCCTTCTATGCTACGCACTTAAAACACCCCGTATTGGGTTGTTGGTGTTAATACATATTTGCGTTATGGAAACTAATTTAATTACAGCTAAACTGCACTACTTCTCTAAGTCTAGAAAGTCTGCGTTCATTACTACTGCGTCTAATCCATTCTCTATGGATAGCGTTGCCGGTTATGTGAATGCTAGTAGTATTCAAGATTTACAACCAGATGATACGTTTGATATTCCACAGGGATTCAAGCTAAAGCCTATGATAGATGAGGATGGCACTCCATTTACCACTAAGAATGGTGAAGTCCGCATGAAGTTTTCGTGGTAGTAGTAAGGGACTTTGTCCCTTTTTTACGCGCACAATCAAAACGATCACCAAAACAATCAAAAACCCTTGCTATCTTACGGTGTAAGTGTGCAAGCTAACACTCATACACATCATTTAGCACTCATTGCACAACTAAACTAATTAATCACATAACATAATATAACACTATGTCACATTTAACATTCCTTGAGCATTTAAAAAGCTTTGACAAAGATGACTTTAACTCTGTAGATCAGAGAATTGAAAAAATTGATAAACAAATACAAGAACTTACTGTACGATTGGGTTCATCTTTTGACTCTATAATAACAAAAGAAGAGATGGACGAGATTGTATCACAAGACAGATCAAATCCTTCTGATCAATTACCAGAAGATCTTTGGAGTGATGCATATAGACAGATATAATAACTAAGGATAGGTTTTTTATAATTACAACTAACGTTGTGTTTTCATAATAACTTGTTTGCCTATCCTTAGTTAACTTTTAGAAAGGACGTGATATTCGTCGTATTCCTAAGCATGAAGACAAACTGTTTACAATATAAAAAGACTCATAAACTCTGCTTATTATTACTACTTCGATAGATGATAGGAGCATGATAAGAGTCTTTTAACTACAAAAGGTCACGATAATACCTCAAATTATCTCAATTATTAATCCATTTAAAAACCAATTAAACAAAATGGCAAATCAATTAAATAGTGGTAGTCTAGACACTTTAAAAGTAGACGAAGTATTATTAACGCATGTAGAAAAGACTGCAAATGGTGGCTTTAAAGCTGAGTTTGTACAAAACATTAATCGTGGTGGTGACACCTCAGATGATGTGTTAGCTATGATGAATGCTAGTGATCCAAGATTCAAAAGAGGTAGTAAGACTTACAACTGGACAAAGTCTACACTTGCAGATCTTGAGACATTACTTAATATTCCAGGGCTTGACATTGAGAATTCAGACTTTGTAACTATCACTAGTAAAACAGGTAAAGTTAGAGAAGTAACATACTTAAATATTCTTAATCCTGAGTACAATGGTCAGAAAGTTCGTGTCCAAATTACAGAGACAACGGAGGCTACTGACTGGCAAAGAGACAATGATACAGGATATAAAGTTAATCCTGCAACTAGTGAAGTATTGACTAAAGATGGTAAGAACATCTATAGAAATACTAAGCTTGTCTTGCATGAGCCTAATCATACTTATGTTCAACATGATAGAGTTGAAGTAAAGATAGAAGAGGCAATCACAGCTAAAGCTGAGCTAGAGATGATGTAAGATAAACAGATAACGCAATCTGTGTATTAGTATGAGATAATGGGAGACAAAACAAAACAATCGACAAAAGATACTGCGCGCGGTGTCCTAGTAACAACGGAGCAAGAGAGCCTACTGTTTCCCATTGTCTTATACATAACTTAAAATAAGTTTATGACAAAAAGATATGATAGAACGATACCGCGTATTATAAAACGTACAGCGGTAAATGAAGAGATTATTTTTCAGGGAAAGAAAATAATACGAGAGAAAATAATTAAAACGTTTGATATACCTAAGATTATAAATGAGGATTTAACATTTCAGTTACAGTTTGGATTTCATCCAGGCATACCTAATAGAAATTTAAAATCAAGTGGTATTGAAGAACATTTTATTGATATAAATAAATAAATATTAACTAAACAAAATTACAATTATGGAAACATTTTTTATAGTACTATGTATGCTAACATCATATGTATTTGGTGTAGTATCAGGAGTAATAATGATGAAAAAAACAACTAGATCTCACGAACAATGGCGTGATGAAATGATACAAGCACAGCAATTAGCTAAGACTCGTAGGAATAAAGTATCAAATGAAGAAGACGAAGCTTGGAAACCAAAGATTATAGATAAGAAGGTTGATGTATCTAAAGCACCTTTTAGTAAAGGTAACTTATCTTGGAAAGAATCTGTTTATAAACAAGCATAGATATGGAGGAGACAACACAAGTAATAATTAATATCGCAGAGGTAAAAGTATTATGGTTCATATTTGGAGGCATAATAGGATTTGTTCTTTGCGAGATAAAACATAGACAATAATGGGACAAATGAAATGGGTTCATTCTTTGATAGAAGAAGGACGAGAACATGAATTTAAGTTAGCATATGAGACTGCTCTTATAAAGAAATTGCTTATCTTTAAGTTCGACAATATAAACATTGATATTATAAAAGCAGGTGCTGCAATTAAGATAATTAATGATTATAATAAACAATTAGATGAGATGGCAGACCAAGAGATAGCAGAAAGAATTTATTGGATAGAAGTA